CGGGCCGGACGGCAAGGCGCAGTGGTGCCTACAGCCGCTGCCGGAGCCGCGACCGCTGTGCGGGTTGGATGCGCTGGCGGCGAAGCCTGATGCGCCGGTGCTGGTGGTGTCGGGCGAGAAGTGCAGGGACAAGGCCGCGCGCCTGCTGCCGATGTATGCGGTGGTGACGTGGTGCGGCGGCGACAAGGGTGTCGGCAAGACGGACTGGGCGCCGCTGCAGGGCCGCGAGCTGGTGCTGTGGCCGGATGCGGATGACAGCGGCCGCGGCGCCATGCTGGGCTATGTGGACGGCAGTGGCCTGCTGCATGAGGGCGTGGCGCAACTCTCCCACCGCCAGGCTTGCGCCAGCCTGCGGGTGATCGACACCTCGGGGCAGCCGAAGGGCTGGGATGTGGCGGACGCCATCGATGCCGGATGGACGCCGGTGCAGATTGCCGGCTGGGCGCGTTCGCGAGTGCGCGTGGTGGATGTGCAGCCCAGCGCGCGGGTGGTGCACTGATGGCTGGCGATCCCGTGGTGGTGCCGCTGGGCAGTTCCAAGCGCCGCGGCGGCGGTGGCGGCAGCGGTGGGCGCGGTGGTGGCAGTTCCGGCGGTGGCCATCGGGCGCCCGGCGAGTGGAGCAACAACCTTACGCGCACGCAAACCGGCAAGCCGGAATCCACCACACACAATGCGCTGCTGGTGTTGGAGCATGACGACGCGCTGGCGGGCCTGTTCTCGCTGGACGAGTTCAACAACATCGTGCGGCTCACCCGGGCGCCTGTGTGGGCTGGCGGTGAGCGCGACGAGTTCACGGATCAGGATGGCACGGAGCTGGCCGGCTGGCTTGGCAGCCCGACGCGCTACACGCTGAGCGTGAAGCGCGACCTGGTGATGGATTGTGTGGAGGCGATGGCCCGGCGCAGCAAGGTGCATCCGGTGCGCGAGTACCTGACGGGCCTGGTGTGGGACGGCAAGCCACGCATCGACGACATGTTCCCGCGGCTGTTCAGTGCCGAGACCACCGACTACACGCTGCAGGCGGCGCGATGCTTCATGGTGAGTGCGGTGGCGCGCATCCTGTGGACCGATCCGAAGGTGCGACACAACGGCGCGCAGGTGGACTTCATGCTGGTGCTGGAGGGCGAGCAGGGCAGGGGCAAGACCTCGGCCGTGCGCGAACTGTTCGGCGCCGAGTGGTATGCGGAAGCGAACGAATCGCCGAGCAACAAAGACTTCTACCAGGCCCTGCGCGGGCGCTGGTGCGTCGAGATCGGCGAGATGGAAAGTTTCAGCAAGGCCGACGTGACGAAGGTCAAGCAGGCGATCACGTCGCGCTTCGACACTTACCGGCCGAGCTATGGGCGCGTGACGCGATCGTTCCGGCGCGAGTGCGTGTTCGTGGGCACCACGAACGAAACGGAATACCTGCGCGACCCCACGGGCGGCCGGCGCTTCCTGCCGGTCAAGGTGGACAAGGTCGACATCCCGCGGATCCGCGAGGAACGCGATCAGCTGTGGGCTGAGGCGGTGACGCTGTTCCGCATGGGCTATGCCTGGTGGACGCTGCCGGATGAGGCTGTGAAGCATCAAGACGAACGGTTCGTCGAGGATTCGTGGCAGGAACCGATCCAGCGGTGGCTGGCCGGCGAGGCCGACTCGGGCACGTACAAGCCGGGCACGGCGCAAGCGGTGGATGGGGTACCCGTGCCTTACACGACCACCACCGAACTGCTCAGCAGGGCATTGCACATCGACCTTGGCAAGCATGGCAGGCCCGAGCAGATGCGCGTGGCCGCCATCATGAAGCGCCTCGGATGGAGGCACGACCGCAGCACCGTTGACGGCGGCAGGGCGCGGCGCTGGGTGCCGGAGAAGGGGAGCAGCCATGCGCAGACCTGATGCCTGCATGCGCGGCAGTCCGCCCGCGATTGCCCAACCTGCCCAACCTCTGCCCAACCTCTGCCCAACCTCACGGATGGCGCAGTGGCGCGCGTTGCCCAACCTGCCCGACCTTTTCGAGTCTCGCGCGTATATGGATGGTCAACGGCTTTCATCTCTATATGTGCGTAAACAGGTTGGGCAGGTTGGGCAGGTTGGGCAATCGGCGCAACGGCGCGGGTTCCCGCTGCCCAACCTCACCGAAGAAAGGTTGGTCAGGTTGGGCAATGGCGCGGTGAAGGGTGCCACGGCCGCCCGGGCGCGGGTCCTACCCAGCAACGGGAAATGCGGGTCATTTGGCGCGCAAAATCGCGCTAGTTCAACGGTTTACGCTTTGGTTAATCGCCTCGGCTTGGGTGAATTGCGCGGTGTGAAGGTGGGTTATGACCGCTGATTCGCAGTTCGTCACCCGCTCGGAGTTCGCCCGCATCCGCGGCTGCTCGCAGCCCTACGTCACGAAGCTCGGACACCAGGGCCGGCTGGTGTTGGACGCGAGCGGCAAGCTGGTCGACGTGGCCGCGACCATCGCGCTGCTGGAGCGCACCGACGATCCGGCCCGCGGCGGCGACCGCACCAGCAAGCCCGCCACCGCCACCAGCGCGCCTGTGAGCGCTGCGCAAGATGCGGGGCAGGGCAGCGCCCCGGCCGCGGCTCCGGCAGCCGCAGGCGGCGACACGCAGCCGCGCACGCCGGACAGCGACGGCGCCTACAAGACCGCCGCCACCCGCGAGCGCATCGCCAAGGCGCGCCTGGCCGAACTCGAGCTGGCCGAGAAAGCCGGCACGCTGGTGCGCCGTGCCGAAGTCGAGGCCGCCATCTTCGGCCTGTCGCGGCAGGCGATGGATGCGCTGGACGCCATCCCCGACCGCCTGAGCGCCCAGCTCGCCGCGGTCACCGACCCCGCCGCCGTGCATAAGCTGCTCAGCGACGAGCTGCGCAACGTGATGCGCGACCTCGCCGCCGCCAAGCCGCTGCCGGCGCTCCCCGTGCAGGAAGCCGCATGACCCTCGACGCGCACCCGCACGACGTCGCCCTGGCCGATGGCGCCGACATCGCCACCGCGAGCTGGTCGCGCGGCTGGACGAAGCCGGACCCCATCACCGTCAGCGCCTGGGCCGACACCTACCGCGTGCTGCCCCGCGAAGGCGCCGCCGAACCCGGCAAGTGGCGCACCGACCGCGCCCCCTACCTGCGCGAGATCATGGACTGCCTCAGCGCCGAATCCACCGTGCGCCGCATCACCATCCGCAAGTCCACGCAGGTCGGCGGCACCGAAGTCGGCATCAACTGGCTGGCCTACATCGTCGAGCACAACCCGGGCCCGACCATGTACGTGCTGCCCACGCTCGACATGGCTCGCAAATTCAGCGAACACCGTTTCGCGCCCATCGTCGAGCTGATGCCGTGCCTGCGCGAGCGCATCGGGCCGGCCACCAGCCGCACCAGCGGTAACACCCTGCTGAGCAAGAAGTTCCCGGCGGGCATGATCATTTTCAGCGGGGCGAACAGCGGCAACAGCCTCGCCACGATGCCCATCAAGAACCTGGTGCTAGACGAGTCGAGCAAGTACCCGGGCGACCTTGACGACCAGGGCAGCGCGGAAGAACAGGCCATCCGCCGCACCTCAACCTTCACGCGACGCAAGATCCTCGACATCAGTTCGCCCACGGTCAAGGACGCCTGCGCGATCGACCGCAACTACGAAGCCGGCGACCAGAGCCAGCTCTGGCTGACGTGCCCGCACTGCGGCGAGCGGCAGGTGCTGCACATCGACCAGATCACCGACGACGGCCATTACCTCTGCACCGGCTGTGGTCAGCTGATCGCGGAACACCACAAGTCCGCCATGCTCGCTGCCGGGCAGTGGATCGCACGCCATCCCGAGCGCAGTGCCCTGCATCGCAGCTTCGCCGTCTGGGCAGCCTACGCACCCATCGGCCTCGGCTACACCTGGCAGGAAATCGCCGACATGCGCGCCGCCGCGCGTAAAGACCCGGCCCTGCTCACCACCTTCACCAACACCATCCTCGGCGAAAGCTACGAAGGCGCCAGCCAGAAAGTCGAGGCCAGCGAGCTGTCGCAGCGTGCTGGCAAGTGGGTCCGCCGCAGCATCCCGCGCGGGGCGCTCATCCTCACCGCTGGCGTCGACGTTCAGGTCAACCGCTTTGCCGTGCAACTCGTCGCCTGGGGTCGCAACGAGCAGGCGTGGATCATCGACTACGTCGAGCTGCCCGCCGACCCCACCCGCATCGAAGACTGGGGCATCCTGTGGGATTACCTCGCCCAACCCATCGACAATGCCTGCAGTGTCCCGTTGCGCATCGCCGCTGGCTGCGTCGACTCCGGCAACTGGACGCAAGAGGTCTACACCGCCGTTCGCCCCATGCAGGCGCAGGGCTACATGGCCATCAAGGGCAGCAAGGATGCCGCGCGCCCCATCATCGGCCGCGCCAGCAAACAGGATGCCGACAAGCGCGGCCGTACCGTGCGCAAGGGCATCAACTTGTGGCTGATCGGCGTCAACACCGCCAAGACCACCCTGATGCAGCGCTTGCTCGGCGACGCCGACCGCGCCGAGGAATCCCGACTCATCCACTTCCCGGCCGACCTCGGCGACGACTACTACGCCATGCTCACCGCCGAGCGCTTCGACCTCACCGCCAAGCGCTGGGTGAAGAAAAGCGGCGCCCGCAACGAGTCGCTCGACACCCTGGTCTATGCCTACGCCGCCGCGCTCAGCCCGCAGGTGCGCATCCACCTCAAGCGCGATGCCGATTGGGCCACCCTTGAGGCCAAGCTGGAACCCGGCACCGATGACCTCTTCGTCGCTCGCTTCATCGACGAGAAAAAAACCGGCCCTGAAAAGGCCCGCGCACCCGTCGAAGCCGCCGACCTTCCCGTGCCGCCTCCGACCATGCCAGCCGCACCCCGAGCCAACCCCTTCGCATCTGCTGACTGGATGACCCGCCGATGACCACCCTCAATGTCGCTCAGGCCCTGCAGGACGAACTCGCCGTGGCGCTGCAGGAAGCCCGCGGCCTCGCCTTCGACGAAGCTAGCCAGTACGCCGAACCCATCGTGCGCTACCTGCAGCAGCAGTACGGCGGCGACGAGCTTTACATCCCCCAGCCCTACCAGGTGCGCGACGTGGATGAGATCCGCTCCGCTCGCGACCGCGGCGAATCGGTACGCGACACCTGCCGCCACTTCGCCATCAGCCGGCGCACCTACTACCGCATCCTCAGCCAGTTGTAACACTGGAATTTAGCGGCACGTCAGCGTCCGTACGGATGACGAGTTAGACCGCAACTACCGGAGAAACGAAATGTTGAAAGCCTACCAATGCGATGACAGCGACGTTTATGCAGCAAACGATGCAGAAGAAGCAAAGCGGCTGTGGCACGACACGGTCGGGGAGGACGAGCCGATGGCCGACGGCTACCCGCGCGAGCTGGATGATGCCGAACTCGATAGACGCTACCCGGCATTTGACGAAAACGAGTGTCCCATCGAAGGGCAGACCACGAGCGTGCGGGAAATGCTGGTCGAGCACGGGGATGACCCCGGCTGGCTGTGCGGAAGCGAATGGTGAGGCCTAACTAACGGCCAACCTGCGCAGCGTTGTGCCACCCGTCCGGTAAACGTGGCACAACCTCGCGCGGAAAGTGGCGGCCATGAACACCGCCACCGACATGCGCGACAAGTACATCGCCGCCGAGGCCGCCATTCTCGGCGGGCAGTCGTACCGCTGGGGTGACCGCCAGCTCACCCGCGCCGACCTCAGCATGGTGCAGGCCGGCCGCCGCGAGTGGACCCGCATCGCCAACGGTGAAGCGCGCGCGCAGGCCGGGCAGGGCGTCGTCGGCGTGCGGCTCGCCAACCTCACCGGCCAGCCCACCGCGCCCGAGGGCGGCGAGTTCGATTACACGTGGCTGCACGGATGAGCGTGAAGGCCGCCAAGCTTGGCCGGATCGAGCGCGCCATCCTAGCCATCGCGCCAGGCTGGGCGGAATCCCGCGCCCGTTCGCGCCTGCGCGTCGCCGCCTACGGCAACGCCTATGAGGCGGTCAACCATTCCCGCCTGCGCAAGAAACAGCGCGACTTCGGCAGCGGTAACACCGTCGCCGGCCTCGCACACAAGCAACTGCGCGACCTCGCGCGCAATCTCGACCGCAACCACGACCTGAGCCGCGGCATCCTCAACGTGCTGGTGCGCAACGTCGTCGGTCCCAACGGCATCGGCGTGGAGCCGCAGCCGCGCGACGCCGATGGCAACGTGCTCACCGACCTCGCCAAGCAACTCGACGAGCTGTGGCAGCAGTGGAGCCGCTCGCCGGAAGTCACCGGCGAGTTCAACCGCGCCCGCTATGAACAGCTCGTCGCCCGCAGCTGGTTCCGCGACGGCGAATGCTTCTGGCAGTACGTGGAGGGCAGCGTGCCAGGCCTGCGCCATGGCACCGCCGCGCCGTTCTCGCTGGAGCTGCTGGAAGCCGACCTGGTGCCGGTCGACTACAACGATCCCATCAAGCAAGTCATCCAGGGCATCGAGATCGACGCCTGGGGTCGCCCGCGCGGCTACTGGATGTACAAGGAACACCCCGGTGACCCCTTCGTCACCCTGCCGGTGTTGAAGCGCCTGCCCACCGACGCCGTGGGCCACATCAAGCTGGTCGACCGCCTCAACACCCGCCGCGGCGTGAGCATGTTCGCCAGCGTGCTGTCGCGCCTCGATGACCTCAAGGACTACGAGGAAAGCGAGCGCATCGCCGCGCGCATCGCTGCGTCCATGGCCGCCTTCATCAAGAAGGGCGACGCCGGCAGCTACGACATGGACAAGCCGGCTGGCATCCGCCAGATGAACTTCGCTCCCGGCATGATCTTCGACGATCTGCTGCCCGGTGAAGAAATCGGCACCATCGACAGCAACCGGCCCAACCCCAACGCAGTCGGTTGGCGCGACGGGCAATTGCGCGCCGTCGCCGGTGGCACGGATGTCAGCTATTCCAGCAGCAGCAAGAACTACGGCGGTACCTACAGCGCCCAGCGGC